GTACCAGTTTCTAAAAATTTCGTGGGACTTTTTATCAAAGTCCAACATATCTTTGATGTACTGAAACTCACTACGAATGATATCTTTTACTCGATCACTCACCTGAAGATTTGAAAGTTCAATCTCTACGGGTGTATCATTCAAGTCAGAAACAATGGCTTCGCTGATGATATCCTCAACAGCAGAATCAACTTCTGGATGCAGGGCCATTTCGCGGTATCTGCGAATCAGATCGTATTCAGTCTTGAATACTCCCTCAACATCCAAATATTGACCATAAAAACCAGAAGCAAGATAATAGTCAGCCCCGTCCTCGTTATTCTCGGGGACGGGGGAGACTACGGTCTTGGATGGTTTCTTATATGAATCGTCAATAGAAAAACCAAACAGAGAAGCCATTTTATAGAGTGTCTACCTTTATAGTGGTATTTATCAATTGTTCAGGTCGTCAGCCTCGGCATCACCTTGGCCAACTCTGAATGCTTCCCACCAGTTGACTGAGAACTGGACTTGGAACTCTTCGATGGTGTCGGTTGAACCGTAATCCAGGTCGATAGCAGTGATTTGAGTTGGATAAATTCCGTGGAACTTATACTTTCTCAGAACAGGAATCTGCTTAGAACCTTCTCTATCAGGCAGTCTGCCAAGTTGCAGAACTGTGGCATCCTGTTGATAAACGTTAGGGTCAATAGTACCAGAATCGTACTTATGATTATTGATCGCGTTTGACCATCTTTCCATTGCAGAACGAATGGAGAAGTCGGTGTCGTTGATGATGGTGACAGTCCAGGGATCAAAGGTTCTGTCTCCAGCAACGTGAAGAATACGACCTCTGAAAGCAACTGGAATATCTCCGACGGTAGATGCAGGCAGTTGAGCAGCCTTCACCATAAAACGCATTTTTTCTTCAATTGACTGCTCGCTACCAGCACCAGCGGAAGCAACACCCAGACCAGCAGGAAGTTGAATTTGAACTTCAAACAGATTAGGTCTGGCGCCACCACCAATTAACTTACCCTTGAAATCATCAATTTGTCTGTCTCTAAATTGAATAGCCATTTTTTTGAAACTCCGTTAGTGTGTTCTTGTTATAATCAAACTCTACCAACGACTTCTTCAAACGCAACACCAGTTCTGGTAGCAACAAAGGTCAGACCGATGAAGTTGATGGAACGGGCGGGTTTGATGAAGATGTCAGCCTTGAATTCATTAGCATCAATAACGTCAGGAGTGTTATTGGTTTCATCACAGATGACAACGAAGTCGGAGATACCTCTCTTCGCTTGAACATCGCGGAGATAAGGCTCAACGATGTTACGGAAGTTCGCTCTCGTGATGTCGTCATTGAACTCGAAGAGTTGAGTTCTGGCGGCAACTTCGATTGTAGCTTCAAGAGTGAGGAACAGTCTTCTAACGTTGATTCTGTCAAATGCAGAGGCGTATCCAAGTCCAGTCTTATCACCGAAGAGTACAAATCCTGCACCAGGCGAGAAGATAACAGGGTTAACTCTTCTTGTATAAAGAGTGTCTCTCTGAACTTTACTTGGATTATATGCAAGTTTAACAGTGTTCAGAATATTTCCTCTTTGAGAACCTGCAGGTGAGAACCAAGGGAACTGTTCTTGCGAAGTTCTGGCCATCAGACCAGCAATATCTCCATTAAGAGGAATATACTGGAATGTATTGTTGAATCGATCGTATTGATACTTGTAACCACTATCAAAGACAGCATAAGAAGAAGAGGTCAGAGCATCAAAGAACTGAACAACATTATCAGTTTGGGTCTTAGAGCTGGTTACATCAACAACCGACTCTCTATGAGGAGACAGAACTGCAATACAATCCTTTCTCTGTTCGGCAATAGCAATCAGTTTGTTAGCTTTAGCTTGTGAAGCTTCCTTACTACCCGTGACACCAGGTCCGTTAATCAGGAAGTTAACTGAGTACTCAGCCTCGTTTTCAAACAGTTCGTAACCACCGATGACATCTCCAAGAGTTGATGCATAACCACCCTCATTGTTGGTTCCGGAGTAATCCTTACCAGCGACCAGACTGTACAGTTGGTTACCAGCAACGTTGAACACGATGTCTTGGGTTTCAGTACCCCAGACATTCTCTGTTGAAGTTGCAGTGAATGCGGTTTGAATACCAGAAGCGATTGAACCGTTTCCAGTTGAAACACCAACAAACAGATAGTTGGAGTTATCTGCAACGTAGTCCTTGTAGTATACTCTCGAACCCAGTGAGTTTACAGTATCGGTAGCCTTGGACAGGAAGGCGTGTTTCTCAAGAATGGTTCCTGCATTACCAGAGATGGAACCTTTGTCGTCGATAACAACGACGTGGAGTTGGTCGTTCTTGGAGTTTCTTGCAGCAGCGAAACCACTGGTTCCAGGCTTCTCAGCAACAGACTTCCAGAGGACTTGACCATTATCCAGTTGAATGTACTGGTTATCATACCAATCAACAATGTCAGCAGCAGTGACGGTCGCTGAAGTTTGCAGACCAGCAGATGGTGATGCAATCGTTGAAGAAGAACTCAAGAAAGCAAGACCAGCACCAGGAGTTGAGGTGGTTCCGAAACCTACGTTAGTTGCAGCACCAGAGGTGAAAGCGTATGCACCACCTTCGGTGTAAGAAACGGGGAATACTGAACCAGCAGCAGAAACTCTGTTTACAACCTTAACGTCGATGGTGCTAACACCGATACCGGTGATGATACCTTGCAGGTAACCATCGTTGATAGAAGTAGTACCTACACCAGCAACAACTGAACTTGTAGCCTGAGTAACTGCATAACCAACTTGCAGAGTGGAAGTTGCAGCAGCACCAACGGTCAACTTCTGATCGGCAGAACCGTCGATGACGGCAACCTTCAGTCCGTTAGCCCAAGTTCCTGGGTTTCTAGCAGCAAATCTATATGAAGAGGTTGATTCGTAGTTATTCTTGTAGTCTTCGTAGGATTTGATTTTCAGTGATGAAGTTGAAGCAACACCGACTGCACCTACGTTAGCATTTCTGAGTTGGGCGCCATCAACTCTTGCAACTCTCAATACTCCGCCATACTGGAGATAGTTGGAAGCGGAATACCAGTATTCGTACTGTCTGTCTGAAGAGATGGGTTTACCAAAGATACTAAGTAATTCTTGCTCATTCTCAATGAGAATAGGCTCAAGAACTGGGCCTTGTGAAAAGGGCCCGCAAATGGCACCAGTTTGATCGCTCAGAGCGTCAATTCTCCCGACGGTAAGGTCAACCTCCCTAACCTTTACCCCTGGAGATACTAAGCCGATGTTAGCCATTTAAGTCTCCCTAAAGATGTCTCATATTTTCTTGAAATATTTATAAATTTGAGCGATTCTAAACGGGGAAACCGCCAATGAACACCTACCAGTCAGGATATAACCACTCAACGTTGTCCTTTTTCCTACCTTCCATCACTCTCTTGACGGTACATATTTTGCATTCGTATGAGTATGCTGATGGTATGTCACCTCTGTTTTTTCTAGTCTTATAGAATCCTTCGGTCAGGTCTTTGACTTCTCCACAGACTCTACAAGTTCTCTGTTGGAAGAGTAAATGACCCGATTCAAATTGTTCTTCTAAATCCATCATCGATATTCCCACATATAACTGCGGTCACCATATTCATCTGTGTACCATCTATCGCCATCACTATCAACAAAAGACTCATCATCTAGTCCGTCTAAGATAAATCCAAACGGAGCCATATCTTGTTCTATTTGGTCTCTCTGGTCTTCGTAAATACGTTTCCTAACATCTTGATCTGTTAGTTCTTTAAAGTAGTCTTGGGCGACTAGCCACGCATAGATAACGAGACACATCGCAAGGTCATCATTACATCCTTCTTCTGCTTCAAATGAATGATGCTTCTGGATAAATGTCGTAAGTTCTGATATAATATCGTAGTCAGTAAAAATAAGTTTGTCGTCCTCAATCAAAGTTTTTAAGTTTGAACATCCAATTTTTTTCACAACCTTGGACATCTTTACTCCAAGTTGAGTTTTCTGTCCAGAGAAACCTTGACCCACAATCTGTCCAGCCCTGCCTCTCATTGAACACATCAATAGATTATTATATTCTAGGTCATAGTGAATAATACTTGCAACTTGATCACCAATATCATTTACTTCACATAAGACAAACGCATTGTTATATGCTTTTGCCATCTCGTGAATAATACTCGGGAACAACATTGGTTTGATTTCGTTGTTCTTATATTTCGCTACGACTCTGTGTGGGAACGTTGTGATGTCCACGACAACAAATGCGGAATAGTCAATCCCAACCCCACGAGCCACGTCAACTGTAATAATGTAGTCGTGTTTATCAACAGGTTGTAGATAGATATCTAATCCCTTATTTTGTTTGATTGGGTCATCATAGACCATCGTTCGAAGTTTTGATGCATTGATAAGAGTATCAACAGAACCTAGGAACTCACACTCAAACTCAACCTTGAACTGTTGTTCTGAAGTGTTTGCA